TCTTCATATGCGGAAATGGCTGAAAACCAAAACCGTATATGAAGAAACAAAGAGATTATATCCTAATCTCCGTTTGGAAAATATTCATTTGCTTTTACCACAAGAAGAAGAGAGTTCTTGTGAGTGTACTGATAAAACAAACAGTGAATAGATTCTGCTGTTGTGTCGCATAGCGGATTGCCAAACGTTTCAGGAACATTTAGTTCCCAACAGAAATTATTTATATTTGCGAATGTTATATCGTTTTCGGCTAATATCTTTGCCATCTTTTCTCGGTCGCAGGATATTGTAGAAAAATCGCAAAACAAAAAGTATTTCAAATTGCATCGCCTCCCTTATTTGATGATAAGGGAATTATACCACAGAAAGGAGTGAAAATATGGATAATTTGGTACACATTGGAAATGCAGATATTTCCATCAAAGAGTACAAAGGCAAGCGAGTGGTCACATTTAAGGACATTGACATGGTACATGAAAGACCGGACGGAACAGCAAGAAAAATATTTAACGACAATAAGAAACACTTTATTTTAGGAGAAGATTACTTCGTCCGAAATTCGGATGAAGCCAAGGGGGAATTTGGTGTAACTGCTCCGAACGGAATGTATCTTTTTACCGAACAGGGCTATCTAATGTTGGCCAAGTCGTTCACGGATGATTTGGCATGGGAAGTACAAAAGAAATTAGTTTCTTCCTATTTTAATGTATATTTTCGGATGCGACTTGAACATTGTAGCAGAGTACGAAATCAGATATTGCGCATGAAAGGAAGTGATTGAATGAGCGAAAAAGAAAAGCGCGTTGTTGAAAAGCTTCGTGACGCCATTCCGAATATGACAGATTTTCAGAAAGGATATGTACTTGGAATGGTTGAGAGTTCCGCTTCAAAACATGGCGAGCAGGAAGAAGAGAGCGACGAAAGGGGGTTAGGGCATGGAACACAAACCACAAAAAATTGAAATCAAGCCGAGAAAAGAGGGCGAGCCACCGTCAAGCATTCATCTTTTTGTAGATGGACATGAAATCAAAGGAATTAGAAAACTTGATTTTTCTGTGGAGCCAAACGGTCTTCCACATTTGGTGCTTGATTTACAGGCATTTAATTTGACGGTTGATGCCGTTTGCTTGATATATCAGGAAAAAATCGGGGCAATCAATCTACAGATTGCAGACGAAGAAAACGAAAGGGGTGAGAATGGGTGGAAGTAAAAAGATACCGGCTTTTAGACGAAGAAGGAAAAGCTGTAATTGTAAAGAAAGACAAGGATAGATATATCGGTCTTGACGAATTGGCACAGCATATAGCAATGGATATTGTTGATGATTACCAAAGCATTTTGGACGGCGATAAGAAAATCGAAGATACAAACATTGAATTATCCGTCAAAGTCCTTACCGCCATTTCTCCGGTCATTAAAACATGTTAGAAATGTTTTATGTTACGGAATGGGTTTTCTGCCACCTCTACGCTGGATAATTGATTTTCTTCTTTTGGTAGAGATTCTTTGATTTCTTCACGGTATTGGTCGTACTTGGTTTTGAAATCATTGAAAGAATCGTTACATCCACAGATTTTAGCGATAGCGTAGGCAGATACATATTCATTGTTCAAAAATTCACCTCCCTTATTTGATGATAAGGGAATTATACCACAGAAAGGAGATTTATGAACGAATTACAGATTTTTAATTCGGAAGAGTTTGGAGAAGTCCGAACGGTAGTATTAAATAGCGAGCCGATGTTTTGCTTGGCTGATGTTTGCAAGGCATTGGACATTAAAAATGCAACAGATGTTGCTAAAAGGCTTGATGATGACGAACGCACTAGATTAAATCTAGGGCGTCAAGGAGAAACAAACTTCGTTACCGAGTCTGGTCTATACGCGGTTATTCTCCGCAGCGACAAGCCGAATGCCAAGAAGTTCCGTAAATGGATAACCGGAGAAGTTCTTCCATCCATCCGAAAGACCGGAAGTTACGGAAAGCCTATGACAACGGCAGAAAAGATTCAGTTACTTGCACAGGGAAACGAGGAATTGAGCGGTCGTGTTGAAAAGGTAGAAGATAAAATCGATAGCCTTGAAAACGATATGCCTTTGTATGGATGCGAGATTGACGAGATTCAGAAGCACGTTAAGCGCAGGGGCGTTGATATTCTTGGTGGAAAGCAGAGTGAATCATACAGAGATAGAAGCATCAGAAGTTCAGTGTATTCGGATATTTACAGTCAGCTTAAGCGCGAATATGGTTGTGTGGCATCATACAAAAGCATCAAGCGAAAGTATATCGCAGATGCA